TACAGACGAAATCCTTATCAATTATCAAATGGTCAAATGACCAATATAGATACTTACAATAAGTATAATGAAACAACGTATAACTTTGCTATTCAGCATTCCGATTATTATAACCTAACTGCTGATTGGCTTGATGATCAAGACTATGCGTGGCTTGCTCAATTAGTAGCTTCGCCAATTGTTTATATGGAAGTGCAAGGTGCGTTTTTCCCTATCACAATAAGGAATACAAACTATCAATATAAATACCAAATAGCAGACGGGTTATTTAATTTTGATTTAGAAATAGAAGTGGGTAAATATTTAAATAGTCAATATAGATAATGATAAGAACTGAAATATATGTCGAAGATCAATTAATTGATTTATTGCAGGATATTAGTGCAGACTTTACTTATACTATTGATGACGTCCGTGATTTCGGAAGTCGCAATACATCATTTAGTAAAACAATATCAATACCCGCAACCGCTAAGAACAATAAAATATTAGGGTTTGCTTTTGACTTAGGAATGGCAAGCGAACATAATATGGATTTGCCTAATGTAAATACAAACTTTACACCTTCACAGGCAGCAAAGTGCGAGGTTTATATTGATAAAATACAGATCTTTAAAGGCGTTATTCGTATCCTTGAAATTGTAATTAATAATAATGTTATTCAATATCAGTGCGCCGTATTTGGAGAATTAGGTGGTTTTATTACAGAGTTAGGAAATAAGCGTTTAGAGGATTTAGACTTCAGCGAATATAATCATACTTGGAATGTAACTTCAATTCAAAATAGTTGGGATAGCATTACAGGATCGGGTTATTATTATCCATTAATTGATTACGGCGACGTATCAACAAATAAAGATGACTTTCACGTTTCTACATTTAGACCGGCGTTATATGTAAAGGAATATATTGAAAAGATATTTGAAGGGACTTCTTATACTTTAAATTGTGATTTTTTTAATACTGATTTTTTCAAGACTTTAATAATACCTAATAATAGTCAGGGAATACGAGGAACGAATGACAGGTTTTTATTAGGTACAAAAACAATATCACAAATATTACTTAATAGCAATACACCAACTGCAAGAAATGCAAACGTGCCTTTTGATACTACGACTTTACTTAATTTTACAGAAAATGCGGGAAAGAGCATATTTACTTATACTGATGGCACTAAGACAATTAGAACGATTGCTTCAATAACGGGAACATACCAAACAGATGCTGCTTCGTCTATTACTGCAACTTTATATATTGCAGGTGTAGCGGTTCAATCATTTACGCAAAATACTTTTTCTGCTAATAATCCTTTTAGTTTTAATATTGACTATACAGGTGATATAGCAAATACAAATCAAGTACGTTTAGAAATTAGCGTTCCTGTAACTGCCAATACTTATATAGTAACAATAACAAGTGCAAATATAAACCTTGCACAGATCACATCACAGATTGTAGACGTAGCTTATAATGGAGTTATATCTATAAATGAAAACTTGCCAAAAGGTATATTTCAAAAGGATTTCTTTTTGTCAGTTTGTAAAATGTTTAATTTATACGTTTATCAAGATAATATAAATGAAAGGCAAATAAATATTTCACCATATATTGACTTCTATTCTTCAGCAGTTACTAATAGTTTAGATTGGTCGCAAAAAGTAGATATGGCAGCGCCAATGTCAATTAAACCAATGTCGCAATTAAATGCAAGATATTACGCTTATAAATATACGCCTGATTCTGACTATTATAATGATAACTATCAAAAGAAATACGGGCAAACATATGGAGATTTTATTTATGATTCTGAATTCGATTTTGTAAAAGAAACGGCTTCGACACAGATTATATTTGCGCCTTCTGTATTAAGATTGCATACAGGTCAAGATAAATATCATAGTGAAATTTATAAACTATCAAATAATAATACACAAGAAGATCCAATGGATAGCGTTATTCGTATTTTGATAGCTAAAAAAATAACAGGTATTTCAAGTTGGCATATAAGAAGTGATTCAGGCGGTGGTGGTGGTTCTATTTTAGCAACTTTAACTTCATACGGGTATGCGGGACACTTAAACGATCCTTCAAATCCTACAATTGACTTAAATTTTGGAGTTCCAAAAGAGTTACAATTCCCTGCAACTACATATCCAACTAATAATCTATTTAATACATATCATAAGCCGTATCTTTTAGAAATTACAGATATGGAAAGTAAGTTATTAAGTTGCAAAGTTTATTTAAATGAGTTAGATATTTACAATTTAGATTTTAGTAAATATGTATGGATCAATGGAATTTTATTTAGGCTTAATAAGGTAGACGGATATAATCCTATGGAGTATAAAACTACACAGGTTAATTTATTAAAAGTAATAAACACGAATTAATGGCAGACGAAATAATTGGTATAAAGGTAACCACCGACGCCGCGCAGGCAACCGCAGAAGTTCAAAAATTAGACAAAGCATTTGAGGCAACAGATGATTCGGTAAAGAGTTTAAGAACGCAGCTAAAAGAAGCACAAGCCCAAGTTGGTTTAATGGCTGATAAGTTTGGTGCTACTTCTAAGGAAGCGGTTAACGCAGCAAAAAAGGCGGCTGATTTAAAAGATCGTATTGGGGATGCAAAGGCTTTAACAGATGCCTTTAATCCGGATGCAAAATTTAAGGCGGTTGCTTCATCATTAGCAGGTGTTGCGGGTGGATTCAGTGCACTTCAGGGTGCAATGGCTTTATTTGGTAAACAGAATAAAGATGTAGAAGCTGCTTTATTAAAGGTAAACGCTGCAATGGCATTGTCGCAAGGATTACAATCAGTCGGCGAAAGTATAGATTCATTCAGGCAATTAGGCGCGGTTATTAAAAGTACAACAGCATTTCAAACTTTAAATAATGCAGCGACACAAACCGCCGTTACAATACAAAAAGCATTTGGTATTTCAGTAGATACTACTTCAAAATCATTTAATTTTTTAAAGGGCGCTATTGTTGCAACGGGTATCGGCGCGCTTGTAGTTGCATTAGGATTAGTAATAAATAACTTTGATAAAATTAGCAATTGGATTAAGAATAGTCCATTAGGTAGTTTAGCAAAAGGAGTAGGCGCATTAGTAGAACAATTTACAGACTTTATTGGGGTTACAAGTGAGGCTGAAAGAAACTTAAATAAAATATCTGCTGCTAATAAAAGAGCAAATGAGGATATTGAAAATAGAATTAAAGTATTAAAGGCACAAGGTGGATCAGAAAAAGAAATTTACGAATTAGGGAAACAAAGGATTGAAAATGAACTTACTAATTTAAGACAAACATTAAAAACTAAAGGTCAATTAACAGAAGAAGAAGCTAAGCAATTCAGGGATTTAAAAACAGAGCAATTAGTTTTAACTGCTGACTATAATAAAAAGAGTTCAGAAGCAACTGCAAAAGCTGCTGAAAAAGCAAAAAAAGACCGTGATGATGCTAATAAGCAAACAGAAGCAGATACAAAGGCTGCTAATAAAATGCTTATTGATTTACAGAATGCAAAGAGTTTAGCAATAATAGAAGATGAAAATGCTAAAGCTACAAAACAATTAGAAATAGATAAGGCTGCTAAAGATGCAGAAATAGAACAATTAAAAGTTAGTCAATCAGTTAAAGATGAATTAATTAAACTTAATAATGAAAAGTTTGAAGCTGATAAAGCAGCGCTTGATAAGAAAGCAAAAGAGGATTTAGAAAAAAAGCAAGAAGAAGAACAAGAAAATCTTGATACATTTAATGAGAAAATTAAGGATATTAGGATAGCTGCAATTAAGGATGATAATGAAAGAGCCGAAGCAGAAAGATTAGCTAAACTTGAAAGGGATCTAAAAGAATTAGATGAAGACAAAGAGTTTATAAAATTATCCCAAAAAGAACAAGCCCAAATTAAAAAGGATTTAATTGATGCGTCTGAACTTGAAGGTCAAAAAAGTAAAAATGAAATTGTAAAAAAGGGATTACAAGAAGAATTAGACTTATTACAAATTCAACAAAAATCTTTAAGCACAGATTCAAAAGCATATTGGGTTAATGCTAAGGCTATTGAAGAAGCGTCTTATAAATTAAAATTAGATGCAGCAAAAGGAAATGCAAAAGAAATTGAAAAAATAAATAAAGAACACTCTGAAAATAACATTGCTATTGAAAAAGCTGAAGCAGCTGCAAAAAGAGCATTATTACTTGAAAGGCTTAAATTGGTTGAAGATTTTGGTAAAAATATACAAGTATTAGCGGGTAAAAATAAAAAGGTTGCAATTGCAGGATTATTAATTGAAAAGGCAGCAGCATTAGGACAAGTTGTTGTAAATACGGCAGCAGCTACAACAAAAGCAGTCGCAGCTTCGCCTTTAACATTAGGTTTGCCGTGGTCGGCTTTAATTATTGCAAATGGTGCTTTACAAGCAGCAGCAGTTGTAAAGTCTGCTATTGATGGAGTTAAGGCAATTAATTCAGCAGGATCTTCAGCAGGATTAAGCGAAGAAGGAACAATAGGGGATAGTGGGGCAGGCACATCTGTTCCATCAACAGGCGGCGGTGGTGGCGCTTTGCCATCAACAGGCGGCGGTGGAGCACCAAATACCGGTGGCGGTGGTGGTGGATCAACAGGTGGTGGTAATGGTGGCGGTGGTGGATCTGTTCGCGCTTATGTAGTTCAAAGTGATATTGAGAACGCGCAACAAAGAGAAAGTGAAATACAGAATAGAGCAAGATTTGAATAAATGATAAATATATAAATAAAAACTATTTAAGGATATGAATACAGAATTACCAATATATATGTTAGATATTACCGAGAATATTGAAGACGATTCACAAGTCGACTTTATTGCATTGGTAGATCGACCTGCAATTCAAAAGAATTGGAACGCATTTAATAAAAGTCAAAAATTTGAAGTTACAAATGAAGATCGTCGTATTATTTCGGGCGCTATTATGTTGGCTGATACGCCTATTTTTAGGTCTGACGCTACTTATGGCGACTACTATGTGGCTTTTAGTGCTGATACTATTCTTAAAATTGTACAAAAGTTTTTCAAAAAAGGATTCCAAAGCAACGTCAATTTAATGCATAATTCAAACGCACAATTTGAAGGCGTTACATTATTCGAGAGTTTTATTTCTGATCCTTCGCGTGGTATTATGCCAATGAAAGGATTTGAAGATGCACCTGTTGGAAGTTGGTTTGGTTCAATGATCGTAGATAATGAAGACGCGTGGGCTAAGGTAAAGAATGGTGATATTATGGGCTTCAGCGTAGAAGGTTTATTTAACTACAAACCTAAAGAGGTTAATAAGGTTGCATCAATGGTAGATGCTATTAAAAAAATATTGTCACAAGTTAAGTGATAAACATTTCATTTTTTAACTATATAATAAAAAAAGTATGAACGCACAGGAAGCAATTTTAAAAATTAAGGCTTTGTTTGAAGACAACGCCGCGCCTGTTGAGGAAGTGCAAGCTGAAGAAACTAAGGTTGATGAAACTAAAGTTGAAATGGCTGAATATTCTTTAATGGACGGAACTAAGGTTGAAATTTCAGCTTTGGAAATTGGCGGTTCTGTTACTATCGAAGGTTTACCTGCACCTGCGGGGGATCACGAATTAATGGACGGCACAGAAATTACATTAGATGAAAACGGGATAATCGTTGAAATCGAAAGTAAGCAAGTAGAAGCAACACCGGAAGTGGATACAGAGGTGGAAGCTAAAAAAGAAGAAGACAAAAAGATGGCAGAAATGGCAGAACAATTTGAAGCAAAAATTGCTGAATTAGTTGAAGCTAAAAACGCATCTGAAGCAAAGGTTTTGGATTTAGAAAATAAAGTAAAGCAAGGGTTTGCACAAGTAGCTGAATTAATCGAAGCACTTTCAAATACACCAAGCGAAGACCCAATTCAAAAGCCAAATAGTTTTAATTCATTTGTAAATACAAGTGATATTAAAGGACAAAGATTACAAAAATATAGAAACGCAATTTTAAACACTAAAAATTAAATAAAATGGGATTTAACGTAGACGCATTAGCTGCATATACAGAGCAAAATGAAGCCTTATTGGTTACTGATTCTGTATTAGGCGCAAAGACTGCATCTTTAATTAAGAGCGCAGGTAACGTGATGGTTGGCGTAAAGAGCGCTGAAACTATCAACATTATGGACACAGACGCAATCTTCCAAGCAGGTGGATCTTGCGGATTTACTGCATCTGGTTCAACAACTTTTACTCAAAGAACGGTAACTGTTGGAAAAATTAAAGTAAACGAAGCACTTTGTCCTAAAGACTTAGAAGCTAAGTATTTACAAAAA